CTTAAACCGATCATACTGAGATTTTACCTCATAAAGACCCGGCCAAAGCAGACTTGGAATATCACCGGTTGTTATAATAGACATAATTAATTACCTTTATTTTTAGTGTTAGTTTTCTTTACTGATCCTGTTTTATAACAGGCATTTTTTCCTTCTACTTCTATGCTCCGGCTGTTGGTCCTGCTACGCCGCTTGATCCATACATGTGCTTGTTAAACTTAACTAGTAGGTTAGTAAACGGCATATTTACCCCAGGGACTAATCCTGTAGGATTGCTATTTCCGGTAATGACTGGATCAATGCCAATAATTTTTACGTCTAAAGTAGCTGTAGTAGCTGAGTAAGTTGAGCCATCGAGATAGTAAACAGAGCCATATATATTACTACCGGTACGTGGATTTTGACCACCTGCGATAGCAGTAGCATCCGTGAAGGTTATTCCTGCCACTGATAAACTGGCATTAAGACCAAGCCCGGTTGCTAAAAAAGTAATTCCTGTAGCAGCTGCTAGAGAACTTGATACCTGCACTCTAAATACTGCCATTGGATCATCATTAACATATGCAATAATAGGTGTGCCGGCTTTTACCGCTCTACCACCGGGCCAGTAATCAGACTCTACAAGTATACCGGTATTTGCGTCAGTATAAGCACAGCTTATGAACACCCCAAGGAAAGCGTCAGCATCTGCCGTTGCAACAGCTTGCACCTGTGTTCCGTTTGTTGGAGCTGATAACTTTTGTGGTGCTATCGTTCCTGCCATGACAGCAAGGCCTGGAGCACTTACAAATTTAATGGGATCACCCTGAAAAATACTGTTTGGCTGTGTAGTTAAGCCATCAGCGGATGCATAAATAAAGTATTGACCTAGTTTTTGTGTTCCTCCGTTTCCTATTTGAGACTGAACCACTTCCAAACCATAAGGTCTATTAATGCCGTTAGACATAATTTCCTCATATATTGTTAATTATTAAAAAACGTAAATATTTTAAATTTAAAAAAAGATAAGCTAATTCAAGCTTTTAAAGACCTTTTAACGTCTAGTTATGACGATAAACTTTTATTCTAGATAAGTTTCAAAACTAGCCTTTTTGTGTCTTGCGATGACAGAGGTAGCTTTTTTAGAAAAGATTTAGCTACAAACTACGACCTTTTTTAGTCTAGTCATGACTTTTTTTCTATCTAATTATATTATAGCAAAAAGACTGCCACTTTTGCAAATCGCACTACTATTTAGAGTTAGTTTACGACATCCTCTAAACCTTCAGCTAATATTGTTTCTAATTTTTCTTCTTTTAATTTTTTAAGTATTTGCTTCCATTTTGCTAAATCAATACTAAACACTCCATTTTGATCGGTTCGCAATTGTTTTTTTATAATTGGATGTCCAAGTGCTAGTCTAACTAACCTAATTAATAAAAACTTATCCTTATTTAACAATAAATGCTCTAATTTGGTTTTCACTTCTTCTTCGGAAGCTGTCCCTAAAATAAAATCTTCAATAAAACCCTTGGTAAACCTTAAAATAATCTTGTAATCTTTCTCAATATCTAAAGAAACTTTAACTTCTGCATAACCCTCTGAGTGTAAAAATATTTCTTCTATTTGATATTCATACATAACATATTCTCTCGATTAAATTCTTTAAAAATTAACTACCAAATACCACGACGGATACGCCATCAAGTACAGGTAGTAAGTTACCAAGCGTATCGGTTGCAAAAATGATGACCTCCGTCGCCGACCTAGACCTAAAGAACACCTGAAACGGCGCTATGACTTCCGTTCCTCGGCTAAGTGCCGTTAATACAGCATAATTACCGTCAGGAAAAGGAGTAGCAAACGTTATAACATATGACCCTTGCGTTCCGCTAACCGAGGCTATATTAAAGCTGCTCTCTATCTGGATATTGTTACTTGGAGCATTATTATCATAAAAGAAACAATAAGCTTTAGCAGTAGCAGGATTTATAATCTTCCCCGGTACGCTCATATTACCGACATTATCAATTTGAGTACTATTTAAATTAATTACCCCATCATCTACAGTAGCCAGGTTAATATCCTGATCTCCAATGGCAGTAGTAATGGTATTTACCGAGATCAAGAGATTACCGACATTAATACTGGATAATCCAACTAGAGAATCGGCTAAATTAATAATTACGTCGTTTGTTTCCCCATCACCGCTTTGCACATTTATATTAGAGCCGCCTCCTATCTTTCGAGTTACAAAACTTAATGGAGTATTACCGGTTATTACTAAAAACCCATTCTGTACCTGAGTAGCTAGATTGTTTAAATTATTTAACGAATCGGCAATTTTAAAAATGATGTTACCGGTCGGAGGAGTAACAGTTGAATTTGTAATCTGTAAGCTGTTATTCCGGCTTTCCGTAGAAAAGCTTACTATACCGCTACTACCGCCCCCAAAAGGTATTACCTGCCATACTCCCGCACTGGTTAAATTCTCAGTTAGATATATCTGTATTACTTCCCCTGGAATAATTACGTTAGTTAACGGCGTTCCGTCATTATATAAGAGAGTAAAGTCTTTTTGCCCGACATTATTAAACAACAAGGTAGTACCGGTTTCTACAGTATTGGCAGGCGGCAAAGTAATTGTATATGCATCATTTTCAGAAATCACATTATTAATATCGCTGGCGATTTCTCCTTCAGTGCGGGGATAAGGCCATGATAGTTTAATGTCGCTATTTAGTATGATTTTAGAATAAGACATAATATCCTACATTGCCCTGTCTGAAAACGGCATGACCGGATTATAGATGTCCGTTTGTACTTTCTGCAAAGTATCACGCATTACTCTTATAGCTTTGTTTTCGTAATATTCCTGCTCTTTAATCCCGTAGCGTTCATCACGTGCTAAAACAATAGTATCACCGGTAGTAATACAATCATTTTCCGATCTTAAGTCCCCTCTATAAGTACGTTTGTTTTTAAGCCTATCAGGAGATACGATATACCACTTCTTTGCTAAGAGTCTGTTAATACGTTCAGGGCTATTAAAGGCAAAGTAATATTCTTCCCCCGGTTGCATTATTTCCTCGATTAAAGCCTTGAAAGGACAGGTTGAATCGGTGAACATCAAATCAAAATCATTGTTTTCAAGATCATGTTCCCTGATATCTCTATCTACGGACTTAAACTCATTATTTTTGTCTTGTTTATATTTAATTGCCATTTTTTGACCTCATTTCTTTAGGATATAATTTTAAAATTTCTCGGTATCTATCATCAGACATACCAAAAGAAAGTGCTGCTTTTTTTTCCTGAAGGCTTAATTCTCTTGGTTTTGGATCAGGGATTGACTCTCGTGGAGCGCGGCTGCGAACTGCTCCAAAATGTTTAGCGGGCATATTTGCAGGGGAAGTATCCTGCGCCTTTAAGTTATCGATATACTCATCTATCATGCCGTAATAGCTACTTCCGCCTATTAGATGCCGTTTGTTTGTTGTTTCATACTTACGGTCTAACTTCCTGATAAATGATAATACCTGGCTTGCCAGCTTCTCATCATACTCGGGGGCGTCCCTATCTACTTCTGGGTTACTTTCAAGCCAGCTATATAATCTATCCTCATATTCTCTAGCCCGAACCTGATTAAGATGTTCTTCGGAATATTCTTCTTTAGGAAAACTTGCTATTCTAGATGCCTCATTCAAAGCATGGGTCGCCTTTGAAATATCCGCTGTAGCGCGAGCGACAGAGGCAGCATCCCCGCTCTCTAGTGCTAATTGCAACCTTGCCTGGGCCATTTCAAGTTCACCGGCGACATTGTTCTTATAGTGGGTAGAACCGGTATTTATCGCAGACGCAAGCATTTGCTCCATTTGCAGTTTTTCCTGCTGTAACTGTTCTAACTGCTCGGTCAGCTTTACTTTTTCTTCACGTTCTTTTTTTAATTTAGACCAGTATTTTTCCTTATCTTTTTCCGGAGCAGATGTTTTAGTAGATTTTTCCTCGGTTTTTGGGGTATCCTCCGGAATATCGGTTTTATCGGCGTTGCTATCTAAAGCCGGTGTATTTCCCCCCAAGTCTTTGGTTTCTACTTCTCCCTCACCGGCTTCATCCTTTAAATCCTTATTTTCAGTCTCTTCTTTTAAAGGCGGAATAGCAGCGTTTAAGTCGCTTGTATTTTCAATATCTATTTTAAACATATTCTTACCTTGATACTTTTGATGGATTATCGACTAGTAGCTTGATTTTAAAATCCTCTACCATAATGATCGGCTCGCCCTCATATTTTGACTGCAATGATGAGCCTCTAGGGAATATGACCCAGTCTCCCTCTTTTACATAAGGGCCGCTTGGAAACTGATCGCCCTTATAACTATCAGGGCCAAGTTTTAATACCATGCCGACCATCGAGTTATATTCCAGGTCATCTTGGATGGCGCTCGGCGGTTTTATAATTCCACCTCTCGTAACTTCCTCTAGCACCGGTTTATAAATAAGAATTAATACATTGATTCCGGTAACCGACACTTCTTTAAATCTCTCTATCATTGCTTCCTTATTAAAAGCTTCCAGATCAATTCCTTCCGTCTTAAAATCCTGTAATTTATAATTAATCATCTCTATCTACCTCAATTAAATATTCATTAAATAACTCAAGGGCAGTTTCTAAGCCCTTAATAACACCGATGCAGTACTTGTATTCATGGAGTGAATTAATAGCCGTCGGGTCAATTAATGCTGCCGTCTGGGTATTAATCTCATCGCTAATTAGCTTTGCCGGATTACCTTTAATACTAAACATCCTACTTCTTCTCCTTAAGAGCTTTACCGCTCTTATTGGAGACTCCTTTTCTTATTTTGGCGCTACCACCTGCTGCATATTTTTTGGATTCCCTGCATTCATTCATTTTCTTAAGTGCTAATTCTCTTTTTTGCCTATTCATAAATAATCTCTTCCTTTGGTGTTGATAATGAGCCGTTTTGCATCCTTAGAGCTTCAACCTGACTTTTTAGTTCTGCTTCTTTTTCCTTAAATTCGAGTTTTAACAGCTCGATTTCCGTCTTGTTTCTTGCTTCCTGTTCCCGAACGAGAAGGTTTAGCATTTTATCTTTTTCAGAAAGCTCAAGTTTCATCAGCTCTATCTGATACCGGATATTTGTTATCTCTTCCTGTTCCTTAACCTTTAACTCGGCTAGGTACTTATCCTGCTCCATTTTAGCTTTTTCAAACTCGATGTTCATTTGCGTCTTATAGCCGTCGGCTTCAATATTTAGATGGGCTAGACGTTCCTTTGACTCTACTTCAAGTCGTCGTTGCTCAATATCGGCAATCTGTACCTGTAATGCCGGGTCTATAGGTTGCTGTTGCTCTTCCGTTTGCTCCGTCGGTACTTCAGGTAGCAGTATCTTATCAATGTCCTTAATTCCGAGTCCCTGATATACCTTTAAATATACCTCTCGCATATTATGTAATTCGGGATTACCGCTTGCTATTTTAAGCAGGCTTTCTGCCTTGATAATTCTTTGCGTCGAAGATTCAACAGACGGGTCGGATACCGGTATAATACTAACCCTGTTTTCTTCTAATCGAAGGGTGCTTGGATTAAACATCCGATAAAAAAGCTGTAACTCCTCACTAAAGCTACTATGAACCGTTCTCATTATCGCCGATTGTACCCTGTGCGATACCTCCAGTAATGCAATCGTAGTACCGACGGGCGTATTCTGATTACTCTCAGCTAGCCCCGCTTCCGTCGTAGATGCAAGCTCCTGTGTTTGAGCGGTAACTCTATTCATATATTCAAGAATACTCGGGGAAGGGCCGTTTGCAGGTATCGGCATAATAGCATCCCTTAGAGGCAAGTTACTTGTCGTAACCGTTACTACCTGACCCGGTTTAATCGAGATATCGTTATTTGTCGTTTTAAGACCTTTTGCCTTTATAAATGCAGGACAGTTCTGGAAAATAGCCGCATCAATTGCCATCCGTTGCAAAGTAGTTAGGCTCTCTGAATTTGTTCCGAGTACTTGCGCAAGGCCAAGGCCGTAAATATCAAGACCAGGGAATAAATTATAATGTACAAAGCAATTAATCCTTGTTTTGCTTTCGTCCTCTTCCTGCCAATTCGGCACTACCGAGACAATCTTGTTAGTAGTACCGCAGCGAGTAATTACATAAGGGAGCGGTATAGATACTTCCTCCGTATCGTTATTAGTATTGAAAAACTCGTTTAAATCAAGATATTCATGCGTCTCGTAAAAAGGAAAGCGTGAGGCGGTAGGCTCGGCTTGAACCGTTCCCGTTTTATCTTCTCCTTCGCTGCTATCGCCAACATCGGCATTTTTCTCTAGGTACTCAAGGTCAACTCTGCAAAATACCCCACTCTGCATGTTAAAGAGGATTTCTCTCTTGGTTAAATGCCGAATATGAGTAAGCCGGTTTGACTCACTTATACTTGAGCAGTTATTATCCACTAGAAAATCCTCAGGGATAATAAATCTACTAACGGGCTTGGCACTAATCGGGTCATAGTAGATTTTACGAAACACGCACCCATAAACTATCAGATAAAGCAGAAACCGATCATAATCAGGATAAAAGCCTTTATCTTGCACTGTTAAATATTCATTTAACGCATCCCTGACTATTCCTCCCTTTACTTCATAATTTTCTTCATTCTCGTTAATAGGGCGTAAATCAGGCGTTAGCGGGTCTATTTTAAATCCTACAGGGCCTGTTGAGGGGAGTAACTCAGAGCGAAGCGTTGCCCAGAGCCGAAGTACGCTTGTTGAAAACGTGGTATCAATTGTTTCTACGCGGGCATTTTCACTCGTTGCCGATTCGTTCTTTGGAATGGAATCACCCACCTGATCAATACTAAAACCAAGGTACGGTTTGGCTTTATTGATCGTATCAAGCCAGGGTCTGCGGTTGGCTTTATCTTTGTCCGTAACGATTTTTAAGTAGGCAGCTAGTTTTTCTTTGACACTATCCGGTATACCACCCGCTATATTCGTATTAAAACTACCTAATCCTCCAGGGGTTATTTCCTGGTCTAGCTGAGAGAGGATATTATCTTCCATAGCCTCTACCCCATCACCGCCTAAATAATGCTCGCTATCATCAATAGCCAAAGTAGTGGGTTCTATGGTAATTCCCGCTTCTTCTACTTCCGTATCAAAGTTATCATCTTCAGGAACAGAGCTTAAACCTTCAAGTAGCTCATATTCTTTTTTGTTTTTCTTATGCCTGGTCATGACAGATATTTACCTAAATTAATATATTGCTCTCATCTAGCTCGTCTCTCTCATCGGTAACGTGCATTAATTCGTCATTATCCCGCAAATAGAGTATTACCTGCGTTAACGTATCAACAAGGTCTCTTGATTCACCGGTCGGGAAGGTTATAACCGTCTCTAAAAACTCCTCGGCCATAGGGGTTAGTCTTTCAGGGTTTTTATCTTCGGTAGGCAAATATACGAGACCGCACTCAATAAGCGGCGCAGCTCTTTGTACTCTTGCTTTCTTATCGCCTTTTGGGGTGTAGCCTATAGCAGGAATGCCGGCTAACCTTAAATCCCGAATTAAAGGATCGCCTGTAGCTTTTGCCTCTATTAAACAGCGATCAACGCTATTTTGAGCAGGTATCGGGTTTTTATGCTCGCCCGTATCCTTATAATCTTTGGCTAAGCGCTGCGCTCTAGCTCGGAGATCCGGATAACCTACTCGGTCTCGCCAAACGGAAAGTAGCATTATTTTAAATAGCTTATCCTCGGATTTCTCACCCCATACTCCCCAGGTGCTGCAGGCAGAATAGCTGGAAGTCGGCTCATCGGAAATTGCCGTATCCCAGCTCTGGATAATATAATCAAATTTAGGTTTAACGGGACTACCCCAGAGCTTAAACCATTTCTTCTTGAGGATTCCTCCGCCCACGGGAGAAGGTCTTTGCTGGCATTGCCCGGCATATCCGTAAGCACCGAGCGATCTTTTTAAATCATCAACCTGTTTTTTGTTAAAGCGCAAAGAGCTTAGTACCTCCCCTTCTTTGGTTCTTGGGTCTTCCCAAATAACTCGATCTATACCAAGCGGCACTGTAATACACCTGCGGCTTTCTTCAAACTCTAAGGGGAGGACTAACTCTACCCAGTCCTCTCCGCTATCGTTCTTTCTGATATAACCGGTTAGATCGTTCTCATGGGTCCTTTGCTGAACGACTATTCGGCAGTCATTAGCAGGGTTATTTGAACGGGTAGACATTCTCTGTGTCCACCAGTTAATTACAGTTTCTCTTTTGACGACAGATAAATCCCCTGGGTCGTTTGGATCATCAATAATAATGATTGAACCGCCTTTACCGACGGTTTTAGATACGACGCTTGTTGATTGCCTATATCCCGTTTCGGTATTCTGAAAGAAGCTTTTTACGTTCTGATCTCTTAAAAGAGGAAAATTATAGCCCCAATTATCCAGGTACCAGTTACTCTCAATAAGTGATCTGTTTTTCTGGGCATGCTCAAGACTTAAAGCATTCGTACAGGATACGCATAAGAAACGCTCGGCAGGATTATGTATCCACACCCACGCAGGAAAAGCTACCGATATTAAATTGGTTTTACCGGTGCGAGGGGGAACGTTAATAATCAGCTTCTTTATTTGCCTTTCGTATACCGCTTCTAAATGCTCAGCTATTGCCCTTATATGCCAGCTATCCGTATAAGGCATACTGCCCTCAATATAAGGCCATGCCGTTTTAAAGAACTCGTATAAAGAACCTTCCGCTTCAGCTAGCTCCTCTTGTATTTTAAATAGCTCATCCAAATAACTAAGCTCTAAGCCGGGCATTAAAGCGGGAGATATTAGCGGTAATTTTATATGGTCAGACCAGCGCTTCATTTAAAATTAATCTGTGTTAACTATTCCTTTACTTAAAATAATTATAACACAGCGCTTTTAGATTTTGATTTTCTCGTATTTATTTTAGATTCAACAATTGCTGCACTTAAGTTATAAATAACTAAGTTAAATAGCTTTTATTCTTTTTAGTGGCTTTATTCTTAAGGAAGGTATAAAGATGTTGAGCGTAAACTCAAAATAAATACTGATATTAATTATGCTCCTTTAAAAATAAAGCAGGTTAACGAAAAAGGTACTTTTTGTGATCTTAAAAACATATAAGAAGCAAAAAAATGCTTACTAATACAGGCATAGAATATAATGCACTCAAAGCTAATGACATTTCGGCAAAGAAAAATTAGTGTTAGCTCCTAGATTAAAAATGTGTAGGTTTATGATAACAAATAGAATAAACAAAATTTCGGCAATTATAGCAATGGCATTATTAGTAAGTGTAATCGTTATAGTATACCTTTTAAAAGACGGTACACCTAGTGGTAGTTATGTTCCTTTAGATACTGAACATAGTCAGAATTTTTTCCTTACTAACATAAATCAAGACACTAATGACCCCGCAGCTAATGATATACCATTATCGAATGTCAGTATGGCAAAAGTCAAGGACGGTTATTATGCAATTGCATCATATGGATATATTGTTCTTCTGAATCGTCAAAACAAGGAATACTGTATGGTTGATATGGGCAGTGAAAGTCAGAACCCTACCGGGCTTTATAGCGACGGAGATGGAACGTTATTTGTTGCAAATTATACTCGGAATAACATATTATATGGCAATATAGATATTGACTCTTGTAAATATAATATTGAAAGAGTTTACCAAACTAAATCACTTATATCTCCTGAAAATGTTTATTCAAATGGAAAAGTTCTAGTAGCAGCAAACTACGATGGTAGTAATGTAATGGCAATAGATCTGGATAGTGGAGCTGAATTATGGGCAACTAAGGTTATTAATGCTCATGGAGTTACTATTATTGGTGACAGGGTTTATGCAAGCGGTCTTTGGGAGCGAAAGATTTTCGAAATGGATATAAATAATGGCAAAATCCTACGTTCATATGGATCAGAAGGTTCAGATACATCCAAAGGCCAATTTCTTTGGCCAACGTCCATTTATCCGATAGATAATGATAACCTTGTGATATCTGATGCTCATAGTGGGCATATTTCTTTTTTTAATATCAAAAATTTTAATATTTCAAAATATACCGGAGGCAATGGGCCTACTTTTAAATTTTTTAATTACCCGTATGCTGCTACTTTAATTGATAATGAGTTATTTGTCCTATCCGCATTTAAAGGAAACATTCTAGTTATTGACCATGACAAAATGCAAGTAAAAGAGACTTGGCATTTTGGGAAACCAAAATGGGATTATGACTTAACCATTGAGGAAAGTAAATATCCTATGATAAAGAAGTGGAAAGGCTATGTTGATATTGATACTACGGAGCACCCATTAAAAATCGGTAAGCATCAATACTATCTTGCTTATGCCAGATTGCGGCCAATTATAAAAAAGGCATGTCCTACACTAACTTTAACAGAAGTTAGTACAACATTTATTGATAGTTATCTTTATATCCCGCAAAATCTTAATTTACAGGATGAATGGAATCTAGTACTTTCCTCTTCCACTAATAGTGCATTTGCAATTTCTCGGCACTTGGCAAGTCAGACACCTATTATTTTACCTTATAATTTAAAATTCAAAGACGTCTGGATAAATAAAAATGAACTGGTTAGCCCATACGGTATATTAGACAAGGATCTTATAGCTAAACAGCTTAACTTATCAAAAAGGAAGATACTAGATTTATATAATAGCATTGGCTATATACCTCTTCAGGAATTAGTATGGATTTTATCACAAACAGGCCGTTGTCCTTTAGACGAAATTGAAAAGGTAACCGATCAGAGCAAACAGAAGTTAAGGCTAAGCTTCTCTACAGTAGCAGGGCAGGAGTTTTTTGATAATTATAAAAAATGTAATAAATCAAATTGTGATAAACAATATGTACAGGATCTTGCTTTATCATATTATAAAACTGCTTATGGTTATAAAACCGTTTCATTATCAGAGTGGTTGCTTGTTGCTATGATTGCAAATATACCTGTTCCTGAAGATGAGAGGTTAATCGGCAAATTTTGGAGTTTTGTTGAAAAATTTCTATAAAAACTTCGATAGGGTTATCATATCTTAAGAGTCTGGATAAGGTTAGCATAAATTGCAGAAAACCATGTCTCAAGCTTTCAGGACTACCTGCATTCGCAGAAACCAAAAATACAGAATCTAAACAGACTTTATCCTTTTATGAGTTTGCTGAGATAATACCAGTTGAGATAAAAAAGATGTGGATTTTGTTATTGACGCTGTAAAAAAAAGAAAAGAATATAGAAGATATAACTAAAATAACAAAGCAAAGGTAAAATATGAAAAGTTTGCTTAAAGAACATCGTATTAAACGGGAGAAAGCAATAGCAGAGCATACACAAAATGAGCTTTTAAGGCTAAAGCAGGAAAAACAGGCATGGTACAACCAATTTGTAGCAAATGTGTATGCCTGGCATGAAAATTATCCATATGAAAATACAGTCAATAATTTATGGAGCACCAACTTTTCAATTAGTCCGCAAGAAGCGATAAATAATTCCAGTAATGCAATTGCAGCAATAAAAAGATCATGGGGAGGAGTAGTAATGACTGCATACTATTTTAGCCCGATACAATTTGAATATACTCAGCAAGCTAAAAACCTAGAAGCTGAAAAGGCGGGAATTCAGCAGATTTTAAGAAATGAATTAATTGATATTTTACCTAAATTATATCCTAATTATTATCCTGTAAATTTTGAAAATTGGCCCAATGATTGGGGGAAAACTGTTATAAATAATAGAGACTTTGAAGCTATTGAGAGTAATTTACCTACTTATAGGCGACAGCTAGCTGAAAAATTAGAAGCAGCAAGACTTGAAGCAGCAAGAATAAAGGCAGAGCAACTGAAGGCACAGAAATTAGAAGAAGAAAGGTTACAAGCCGAGAAATTAAAAGCCCAGAAGCTAGAGGCAGAAAGGTTGGAAGCTCAAAGACTAGAGCTCCAGAGATTAGAAACTGAGAGAATAAAAGCTGAGCAGTTAAAAGCTCAGAAGTTAGAAGAAGAAAGATTAGAAACTGAGAAAATAAAAGCTGAGCAGTTAAAAGCCCAGAAGTTAGAGGCAGAAAGGTTGCAAGCTGAAAAGCTGGAACTTGAAAGATTGGAACTTGAGAGAGTAGAGGTAGAGCAGCTAGAAACCGAGAGATTAGAAGCCGAGAAATTGGAAGCAGAATTAGGAATAGGAGTAAGTAATAATCATAACTTTGTAGAAGTACAATTACAGGGTTCGTTTCACGATGAATATTTCCAATGGAGTGCGGAGTATCAATATGATCCATCAATGTTTTTAAAATAATAACAAAATGGATGACGAAGAAAGCGAGGTTGCTCAGGGAGTACTGTCTCTTGATTCAGGTCTCCGTGATTATTTCGTAGATCATATTGGTATATTATCAGGTTTAGCCGCCAGTAGCGGTGTTGATATATCCCATATATCTAGCGAAGAAATTCAAAATCAATTTCTAGCAATCGTCGGTGGATTACTTGAAAACATGATTACCAATCCCGCATCTACTACTAATTCAGACATTTTATTAAAATGTTTAGATTTATTAGGCAAATCCTGTGAGGTGAGCAATTTATTAACTACCCATTTTAGTAAGCAATTAACATTATTATTAATACAGGATAAATATCCTGAATCCAGAAATTCTATTTGTAAACTATTAACTACTACCGAGTGTGAGTTTAATGAGGAACAAGCTACAGAATTAAACAAACTTGTAATTTCTTCCAATTCGACTCCACTGCTTAAATTACTTATAAGTAAAGAAATAATTAGTACGCAGTCCTTAGCTTATATAATTAATGCTACAAAAACGGTTCAAAGCAACGATCCAAACTACGCCTTATATAAAAAACAAGTGCTAATGATTGTAGAAAGCCTACAAGATGATAGCCAGTCATGTAAATTATTATCCCCGCAATTACTGGATTTCTTTAAATTATCTCAGGACAAAAGTTTAACATTACCGATAGCGAAGTTAATAAATGATCAAGGATGTTTTGAGACTTATTTAAATGAGATTAAAATTACCTTAAAATCTTTGGCAGATTCACTGGAAATTAATTGCTTAAGGGAAGAGGTTAGAAAGCAACCGGGTAATCTTACTCTTAAGCAACGGCTTTTAACGTGGGAATTCATTGATAGTTTACATCAATTATATCCTAATTCTTATCCTGCAAAATTTGAGAAGTGGACTGATAAACTTCCAATGAAAAAACATGTTGATAATAATGATTTTCAAGTAATGGAAAAGAATACCAAGATTTACAAAGGATGGTTAGCTGACAAGAATGAATTCATTGATATTTTACCAAAAATAATGCCTGAATCTTATCCTGTGGGATTTGAAAACTGGACTAATCAATGGGGTAAAGGCATTGTAGATAATGCTGATTTTAAAACTATAGCAAGTATGTTACCTACTTATAGGCAGCAGTTAGAAAAATTAGTAGACTCAGGTAGTAAATTTGAGGATAAATCGCAATCAGACGAATTGATATTAGGTTATGGATTACAATATAAAAATCTGCAAGGTTATCTTGAGACAATAACTACAACCTATAATTCAATAAAAAAGCTTTTAGAGAATAAAGTATCTATCAGCAGGGAACTAGTTGATCTTTATGATCAGTTTTTAATAGACATATTACGTAATGAGACCTTAGCAAGCGATAGCGGGGTAAAAAAAGAATACAGAACTTTACTGGAAAGCGGATATAAGTATAGCTTAGAAATACTTTCGAGCAAATATGATTTATCAGAAAAATTAATTGAATCTTTGATTAATAAGGCAAGTAATGACCTAAGTATAAGTGGCAGCCTTATCATTAATTACTTAATATCTTCAATATTAGCTGAACTGGCAAAACAAGATAAAATACCTGAAGCACTAATAGTATCATCAATAGAAATACTAAAAAAGAATGTAAACTTTGCATTCATACATACAGTAAATAGAGTTGCAACTGCATTTAAATATTTAGCCTGCTCCGGTATAGAAGATGATAGTTTTACTGCTAAACTATGTGTGGAGGCCTTAAGTAAGGTTGCCGACGAAGTAAAAGGACTAATATTAAGCGGCCTTGAAGCTATCGTAACAAACTCTTCCAAACTTCCTAGTGATGTGATAAGTGCCTTAATAAAATTGATTATTGATCCTGATCAATTGATAGAGCAGCGAATAAAGGGAATTAAATTATTAAAAAGAGCACCTAAATCCTTAATGGAGGAAGATATATCTAGTCTCTCTACTTTACTGGCAGGCGAGCAAAAATTCATATTATCCGATATCGACTATACCAGGAAAATGTTTTCAACTAGCCGGTATGATTATGATAATGAATACCGGGACTGGGAATCACTACAGGAAGAGATTTTCAAAGGAATAAGAAAAGAAGGATTAGACCTTGATCTAAATAGCAATGCTTTTAACCGGAAAGATGATCAAAATTATTATTATCAGGCAACAGATATAAGATTAATCCAAAATGAGATTATGAAGCCTTTTCTCGGGATTTTTACTATACATGAACCGATAGGCGACAGCAGATACGTAAATCAGGTTTTATCTACCTTAGTATTATCGCTGGATGAGCATAAGCCTACTTTGTGCGTTTATAACCTAGGTAATTGGCATTGGGTATCTTTTGCCGCCTTAAAAATAAATAATGAAGTATACGTGCTGTATAAGGATTCAAAAGGCACTGTTAATAAAAAGTTTGAGAAGCTGATAACAGAAATAGACGGAGCTGCTAGATTTATTACTAACACGGCTTGCGAGCAAACATCCGGAGTAGAATGCGGGATATTTGCCTTAAAGAATATGTTAATTTTGGCAGAGCAGCTTCAAAACAACAAGGAAGAATTTATTAAGGGATTTGAGGAGTTTAAAGATTTTTGTAGTCTGGAACTAGCACAAAAGCTTAGAGCAGAAGATTTTGCCGTAGAATATGTAGTTAGCAAATACTATGAAGTTAACGCTGCTGAATTACATTTAAGTCGTTTACTGCAGTTAAGAGCCAAGCATACTACTGAAGCTAAAGTAATAGAACAAAAGCTTAAAGAAGAAGAATTAAAGGAATTTACCATTATAGCATTAGATGCAGGTGAAGAATTAACCGACACAGTTAGTACTATAACTGTTGAAATCGCAACCATGGAAGATACAGATCCTACAGATAACAATTATCTCTACGGCTATCGATTTGCCATTAGTGACAATCTAAAAGCAGACCGTGAGAAAATATTTACAATCATAAGTGAAATACTAGAAGCATACCCGGTGGTTGTAAATGATAAGAGTGTCATATTTTCTGCAGATCATGTAAGTATGGTAGTTAAAGTACCAAAAGCAGCTATTAATGACCAAAATATAACTTCCATAGGAATAGATAGATTGTCAGAAAATCTGTCTATAGAGCATAATTCTAAAGAAGAAACAGAAGTTTTACAGATTATTCAGCAAGAGGTCGGTATTCTTCTAGAAAGTCATATACCAAGCCATAAGACCATAAAACACTATACTTTGATTCATCAAAGATTAACTCCTCCAGATACGCAAGAATTAGAACAGCTTGATTATAAGCTAGCCGGGGCTACTGCCGAGTTATTTGTTAAATATGCAGAAATTAACGGCACTCTCCCGCTGGGAATTATCGATAAGCTTGAGCAGTCATTTAAAGAGAGTCAAAACCCTCTATCGACCTCTAGTTTTAAGGCTTTATCAATTATAGCCAAGAAAAGTCCTACCCTGTTAAACGAGGAATTAGTTGAGTATATCAAAACATATGACCAAGAAACAGGCAAGCAGGTTGCATTTAATACAAGTTTAGAACTTTTAACTGCAATACTTAGTGAAGGTAAAGAAGAAGTTTCTGATTTAGAGCTAAAGTTAATTAAAGAGGAATTAGATAAAATAAAAGAACTGCTTAAGCTATCCCGCCTGCAGAATATGGATAAGTTATATGATTTAGCTCAGAAGATACTGATTGTTGCACCTGATTTATTTAACGAATGTTTAGGCTTAGTTAAACTTACTCCTTTTGCCTGGAAGAATACGACAATTATTGACTGGTTACTAGACTCGGGGAAACTAACCAATCAGGATATATGCCTGTTTATAACTTATGGCTATACCGGAGTAAAACTGTTTACGGCTCTTGAACAATATTTTAACGACAGTTTCATTTCCTTGGTAAAAGATGCCGATTCTTTAAAGGAAGTATTAGTTGCTCTTGACTCTTTAGTAGGAACGGGAATAACGCTAAAGGAAGAAACTATTAACAAACTGATAGAATTAGCTAAGGTTAATCCGGCTCAAGCTATTAATATCGGTAAAATTCTATTTACTGCTTGCGCCTGTCTAACTGATGACCGGTTTATCTTGATTGAAGAACTATTTACGGGAGCGGGCCCACAGCTTACTTTTTTACTTGCTAAATTATTTGCTAAAGCTCATAAGCAATTAACTACAGCTAGTTCAGTAGCAGCGGTATTCCAAGAGTTAAATGCAAGAATGCCTCTTAGTATTCTTCCTACTGAAGAAATAAGAACAGAAGCAAAAGCTTTACTTGCACTAAAATTGCGAAACTCGAGCCTAGATAAATTAACTATCATCCAATCTCTTCATGGAAAGCTGTTACAAACAGAGACCATAAAAACAGTTGCAGCTTTGGTAAAACACAAAACTTTGAGCAAAGACTGTATCAAGATACTTGCAAGTTTAGACCATATTCCTCCTTTAGAAGAAGAAGTCAGCGAAATCATTTGCAAATCCAGAAATGAATTACCTGATGAATATCTAAAGCTTAAAAGTTTTTTAAGTATTGATGCCGATAGTTTTTTACTAACTCAGGAACAGCTTAAGATCAAGGAGCTAATTGAACAAAGGTTCGCCGAGATATATGTAACAGACTACGGCATAGAAAAAATAATGCAGACTCTTGGCATGTTACATTATAGCCAAGAATTTAAGGATCAAATAATCCTTGATACAATATTAAATAAAGCCGGCTCTTTAGAAGAGTGGTATGTTTTTCTTGAGTTTTTAATTAAAAATAACATTTTAGAAGAACAACTACCCGAATATCTTGAGCAACCAAGCTTAACAAAAATAACAGATGTTATCGAGAGTAAGATATTATCTGAATCTCTACATGAGTTAAAAGCGTTAGAACATCTGAATCTAGAAGAGATCGTTAATCAGATAACCTATTTATGTTATCAGTTAAAATCTTTTGGTTGGTCTTCCCAAGGTTTAGCACATATATTACAGAAAATAACCGGTGATAACATACATTACTTTGCAAGTAGCCTAAAAACTATCTTTGAATACCGGATAACAGAGGAGCAACGAAATAAACAAGGAGAATGCATATCTGACATTATCGATAGATACTCAGGTGATGTTCTAGAACCTTCCGTCTATCAAATTGCTAATAACCAATTTGAACACAAGACTGAGAACAAAGGAGGTGTTTTACTTGAAAAAATTATTGAATTAAACCCGGAATTAGCAGAAAAGCAAGCAGAGTATTTAAGCACCCTTGAAAGTATCAGTAATATATACGTTGATAGTACGAAAGGAGAGGCTATTTGCAACTGGAGCGCCGAGCAAGTAAAAAAATGGGCAATAAAGTTTAAAGACAACCACAAAAACGGGGGCAATAAAAAACTGCTAGATAAAGAGGAATTAGTAGAAGTAATGGCAGTATTGCAAAGGGCCAATAATCTACATAGTGCCAAAGGCGGTAAAGACGGGCATTTATTACGGGATACGCAAATAATTTCTTTACTTCTATTACTTGATGCAGAAGAAAGTAGTAAAGGTAAATTATTACAGGTTGCAACCGGTGAAGGTAAATCGACCATATCGGCAATGCTAGCTGCGATACTTGCTCTTTACGGTTATAAAATAGATTTAATTACCAGTTCCAGGGTTTTAGCTTTCATAGGTCAGGAATCGTCTGAAGGTTTTCTCGCAATGCTTGGTCTTAAATCAAGTTGCAATCTGAAAACAAGAGGTGCGTCCGGTAGGCAAAATGTCTGTTATGATTCTGACATAGTCTACGGTGATGCTTTAACTTTCCAATCTGATTTTTTAAGTAACACTAGTAATCATGGACCAAGAAGGGGCGGTAGAGAGTTTTCAATTACTATAGTCGATGAAGTAGATAGTATGCTACTTGATAGCGTCAATCACCTTGCCAAGCAAGCAACTCCTACTCCTCTTATGGAATACGTATTGCCTGTCATGACCATGGCATGGGATAACTTTCACAAGATTATATTGCCTTTGAATCTTGAAACTGAAATAGCTATAGAAGAGGCTACAAAATTAATCAATCATCTTATTGATTCACTACCTATACCAAAACATCTTGAGGCTTATGCAAAGTTTCAGGCTAAAAACTGGGTGGCAAGTCTAGTTAATGCAGCAACTAGAATGCAACCTGATAGAGATTATGTAATTAACATAAATCATGCCGGTCATAAAGTAATTAATCCCGTAGATAGTAGCACCGGGGTTACGCAGGAAAGCATGGTATGGTATAACGGCCTGCATCAATTCCTGCAGATA